ACAAACAGTTGGAAGTTTGATTTAGAAGAGGAACACTATGAGTAACGAGTGGACTACTTATACAGACGACAGCATCAACAATGCAACTCCTGAACAGTGGGACAAAGCAAGCAAGACGGTGTATGGTAAGTTGGCACACCCAAGCGATGCAGCTATGAAGCGTCAAGTAGGCGGTAATCATTACAAGAAGTTTAAGATTCAACCCTTGGAGTATGCACTAGACAACGAGCTAGGTATCTGTGAACACGCAGTCGTTAAGTATGTTACTAGATGGAAAGATAAGGGTGGAATAGAAGACCTACGTAAAGCTATACACTACATTGAAGTGCTTATACAGCGAGAGATTCAATGAAAATAGTTGAAGGTCAGTTTGGAAAGAAACAAGATTCAGATATTAAAACCTCTGAGTTTTTAGCAGCACTAGCTATCCGCAGTGATGAGTACGAGAAAGAAGGAAGAGAAGTTAAATGCGTTGTGGTTATGTATGAAGACGGTGAAGTGTTTGAGCTAACCGCTACCGAACAATACCCTGATGGTGTATACTTACTCCTCGGCCTAGCAAAAGCAGCAATAGAAAACGAAACATTAGGAATCACTTAGTGAATGGACAGTCCCTGTATAAAGCATTGCAAGTTAGTTAACGACAAGTGTGCAGGGTGTCATAGAACAGTCGACGAAATAGTTAACTGGACAAGATACACAGACCAACAAAGGAGTAGCATCATTGGACGCTTATCAACAATACATACACAAAAGCAGATACGCACGATACCTACCAGACGAAAGCCGTAGGGAAACGTGGGAAGAAACAGTCAACCGTTACGTCAACTACTGGGTAGATAAAGCAGACCTCAATGACTTTGATGTAACAGAGTTGTTCAAGGCTATCCATGATTTAGATGTAATGCCATCTATGCGAGCACTGATGACCGCAGGTGAGGCGTTGGATCGTGACAACGTAGCAGGGTTTAACTGTAGTTATCTTCCGATAGATCATCCCAAAGCATTTGATGAGATGATGTACGTGTTGATGTGTGGTACAGGCGTAGGGTTTAGCGTTGAACGGCAGTACATTGCAAAGCTGCCAGAAGTAGCGGAGACATTCCATGAAACCGACACAGTTATTAATGTTGCAGATTCGAAGATCGGATGGGCGAAATCGTTTAGGGAATTGGTATCATTGTTGTACTCAGGTCAGATTCCCCAATGGGACGTTAGCCGAGTACGACCTGCAGGTTCCACACTCAAGACTTTCGGAGGCCGTGCAAGTGGTCCTGAACCTCTCGTCGATCTCTTCAAGTTCACAGTTGAACTCTTTCAAGGAGCTTCTGGACGACGCCTTACGTCCATTGAATGCCACGATCTTTGCTGCAAGATTGCTCAAATCGTCGTCGTTGGAGGAGTCAGACGAAGCGCCCTGATCTCACTCAGCAACCTGACAGATGACAGACTACGACGCTGTAAGCACGGACAGTGGTACGTAGATGAACCACAACGAGGACTGGCTAACAACTCAGCCTGTTACACAGAGAAGCCTGACTTTGAGGCGTTCCTGAATGAATGGACAAGTTTGTATGAATCGAAATCCGGAGAACGAGGCGTCTTTTCTAGAGTGGCTAGTCAAAAACAGGCTGCAAGAAATGAGCGACGAGATGCTACCTACGATTTTGGAACTAATCCATGTAGTGAAATCATCCTCCGACCCTATCAATTCTGCAATCTATCAGAGGTTGTTGTCAGGCCGACCGATACACTCGCAAGCCTCAAACGAAAAGTACGTGTTGCAGCTATCCTTGGAACTCTACAGGCGACGTTGACCGACTTCCGTTACCTGCGTAACATCTGGAAGACTAACACAGAGGAAGAGGCACTACTGGGTGTAAGTCTTACAGGTATCATGGACCATCCTATCCTGTCAGGACGAGAAGATAAACCCAAACTAAAGAAGTGGCTTACGGAGATGCGTAATGAAGCTATCGTTACCAACGAGCAATGGGCTAAGAGACTGGGGATTAAACCTTCTGTCGCTATCACTGCGGTCAAGCCTAGCGGTACTGTTAGTCAGCTGGTCGATTCTGCTAGCGGTATTCACCCTCGGTACAGCAGTCAATATATTAGGCGAGTCCGTGCAGACTCTCGTGACCCACTTTGTAACGTCCTAGAGGCCGCTGGTGTCCCTGTGGAGGACGACCTAATGTCACCCAGTACTAAGGTATTCTCCTTTCCTATCGCGTCTCCTGAAGGCGCTGTGACAGCCTCAGAGATGGGTGCTATGGAGCAGCTAGAACTATGGGAGATATATCAGGACTACTGGTGTGAGCACAAGCCATCAATGACCTGCTACTATCGTGATGAGGAGTTTCTAGAAGTGGGACAGTGGCTGTACAACAAGTTTGATAAGGTCAGTGGTATCTCTTTCCTGCCCTACTCAGACCACACGTATCAGCAGGCACCGTATGAACCTGTAGATAAGAAGACCTACAACCAGCTGGTCAAGGACTTTCCAAAGGAAATATCGTGGGATATAGAAGAGGCCAGTGATATGACTGAAGGGTCACAACAACTGGCCTGCACAGGTAACAACTGTGAGTTATGACATGAAGAATATAGAGTAACCGTTGCTTTTGCCTACGTCCTCTGGCTTATCCTTTGGGTCATGGGGCGTAGGTATTCCTTCAGCCTGCATCTTTTTAACACGGTCTTTAGAACGCTGACACATACTGTGATAGTCGATAGACGTATAGGAAACTGTGTGATCTTTGTCTTTCATTTTTAACTCCAGTTAAAAGTCTTCTACTTCTTTAAAACCAACCATTAGATTAAGACCCTGCTCCCTAACCTTTTCGTTAAACTTTCTGTTAGCTAAGGACTGCATCCAAGTGGCACCAAACCTTTTGTTACCTTCTTGTATAAACTCAGCCAGAAGAGCTTCGTTGTTTCCGGGGTGTGATGCGTATGAAGCACCATACTCTAACAACTCTTTCTGTCTAAAAGCGTCTGAGTTTTGAAAAGTCTGTGAAGCAACAAGAGCACCAAGAGTACGCTCAACATATGGCTGTGTTATTTCTCTGAGAAGAGCAGTCTCTGCAGCACTTAGCTTAACACCGATAAAAGAAGAATCAACAGCAGGAATATTAGCCTCTGTTCTATAAATATATTTTTGTACTTCTGTTTGATTTGTAGGCGTCAGTCTAATCTTAGTAATTATCTCAAACGCACTAGCTTGTTTTGTAGACACACCGCCAACACGACTAGTGTCTAGTGGTAAACGCTCTCTAAGAAACGGAATACGTTGCTGCACTTGTTCTATTGGAGTACGTGCCAGCCTTTCTTGTCCATCAATAATACGGGCCAAGTCAGATACACCAGTAGCTACATAACCTTTAGCAATGTCAGTGCCGTAGTTTTCTAGACCGGCGGCTTTATCATACTGAAAATAATCTAAAAAGTTTATAGCACTTTCAAGTATAGTCTTGTTAGCTGTAGCGTTTAACAGCGAAACCATTGTGTCATCAATAAATTCAGTCAATCGGTTGTACTCAGGATCTTTAGGATCATAAGTAGCTAACTTAAAGACAGCGTCTGCCATGTCTGTGTACAAACCAAGAACAGTTCCCATAGGTTCTATTCTGTCGTAGCCTACGTACACACCATCAATAAGAACAGAACGCTCTGGTATTCCTGCTTGCTGCATACGCCTACGCTCTACAGCATCTTTAGCAGTACCTGTAACAAAAGGTAACCCGTCTTTGTTAGATAAAGCGTATAGTGTTGCAACAGGAGCAAGCACTGTTGTGCCTATTGCCGCTCTTACAAACCAATCGTCTATGTTTTGAATTTGATATTGAGTTTTACCTTCAATAAGTTTTTTCTTTAAAACCTTTGGACGAAACATAGGTAGAAAAGCAAGAGGCGTATAAGACATACCATCCACTACAATATTGTAGGGAGTCTTTGCAAAAGGAAACAGAGTGTTTAATCCAAAGGATTTAAGGTTATCAACAACCCCATACTCTTTTCCTGTCTTTGACTTTTCTCTGTTGATTGCCGCAATAGCACCGGGAAGATTAAAGTTTGTGCCCTGCTGTAATGGCAGTCTTCGCTGGAACGTCATGTTCAACGCGAACTCACGTATGTCCTCATAGGGTATGTCTTCTTTAGAAAACAAAGGTGCAAAAAATTCATTGCTCTTTTTTTCAAGAGCTAGGTTAGCCTGACGAACTGCCCTAAACTTAGCAGCCTTTGTTTGTTCTTCTGCTAGTTTAAACTCACCTTGATATCTAGAGTTATGTACATCCATAACCTCCTTAAAATACCTAGCGTGAAGTTCACCAACATCAATGTTATTTCCCGGCATAGCTGCGTCTTTTACAGCTTGCGCTCTTGTAAGTTCTGATATACGTACAAATCTAAAAAATACTTTAGCCGCTTCGTCAATAGCAACTGCAGCTCGTTGTGGGTATGTTATCCATTGGAGTTTTTCAGGCACTTTTTGGTTTGACATATATTCTATGTCAGTAAAAAACCTAACAACTTCTTCATCTGTTAGGTTAATACCTTTAGCAAACTGTTCAGCATCAATGTCTTTAAAGTTAGAATCAGTAGAGGCCCATGATTGTATGTATGCTTTTTTAGCTTCGGCAATTAGCTGTTCTTTTGTAACACCTCGGGATCTAGCAACAAGATTAATATCTGATGCTATGTCAGAAGCAATACCTGTACGCATAGCTGAAGCAAAGTATCTAGCCATGTTAGTAAATAACTGAGCATCTCTGCCCATAACTGCCATAAAAGCAGCAACGCTGTTTGTTACCCCGTTTCTAATCATAGATTTAGGCGCGTGGATAATACCTTGACTCATAGCACTAGCAATGTTAGCCCCAAACATACCCGTAGAAGCTAACAATGAGTTAGTGTACATACTTCCTAGAATAGAAGAAATGCTCCATTGTGTAGTACCTGCGTTGTTGAGCAAACCACGAACAATATCAGGGCGCAAAGTAGTAAACTCGTCAGGCAGAGAATCTACTGCACTGAGTAAACGATCTACTGCTTCCTCACATTCTTTTGATATAACTTTTCTAGACACAATCTACTCCAAATAGATTAGTAATCAGTTTACCCTCGTCAACACGCCTTGTATTTTCAGCAGTAAAACGCTTAGTCTTCTTAGCCTGTGTTAAAATATGAGAAGCTGCAGTACCGTTTGTTCTACGCAAGTCAGCAACATAAGTATTTAAGTACAGATCCTGAACTAAATTAACCATATCTTCGCTATCTGCTAGACCTTCTTTCTTTAACTTACGCATTTGACGCAGTATCTGATCTACTCGTTGCTCTGCTTCAAGAAACAAAGGACGCAACGCTTCCATTTCCTCTGCCGTAAAAATACCTTTCTTGTCCATCAACATATCTAACAGCGTATCATACTCTCTGGCAATAAAACCTTCTTGTTTTAGTATACGCGCAGCGTCTTCTAAATTTTCAAAAGTAAAGCTGTCAATACTTGGTAAGTTTTCGGCAGTCCATAAAGCGTCTTCCTCATCTAGTCCCATTTGTTGCGCTCTTTGGAACTTACGCCGTTGTTCTGTTGCTTCAGCCAGCACTGCTCTACGTCCTTTTTCTTCTGCAGTCATTGGCTCGTCACGACCAACGTCAACACCTCTAGGATCTTCTGCTCTTGTACGTGCAGTAGACTCAGCCATTGTACCTGCTTTGATAGCTTGTGCTTCATCAACGCCAATAGCAACTTCACCTGCGTACTGTACAGAAGGACGCACACCAGCAGAAGACAGTGTGGGTGGAGCGTCTAAACCAATACGAGGACTAGCACCACTCGATAACTGAATGTAGTTTATTTTGTTTGCTGCATCAGTTACAGGATCGCCAGTAGGTCTAGGAGGAGGAAGAACAAATTCAATCTCTGCCCCAGTAGTATTATGTACGTCAATCCTATCTTTAACGGCTGCTAACTGTCGTGGATTGTCATAAAGTTTACCGTTAACTTGAACGCGGTATCCACCGTTAGGAGCAAAGTCAAGACCCGTAAGAGTATCAACTTCTGTTTCTATTTCTTGTATACGTCGCTCTGCTCTATTAATACGAGCTTTTGCACCAGCCTGTCCCGGTTGCAATTCAGCAGAGCGAGCCGCTAACCTGCTAATTTGGTTTTCTAGCTGTACTACTTGCTCGTCTACTTCCCTAGACTTTTTGTTAGCACGATTAAGTTCGTTTGTTCTAGCTTGCTCTAACTTCTTAATTTGTGATTCAATAGGCTTACGCTTTTTACGTCCAGCCGTAGCAGCTTTAGATTTAAGATCCGATATTTGCAGATCAATGTTTTGAATCTTAAGAGTAGAAGGAGTAGACTGAGTAACCTG